GAGCCATAATCTTTCCAAGGCACTGGCGGAGGGGAAACGGCTTGAAGCGATTCAGAAAGCCGAGGAAGAGCGTAAGGCAAGGGAAGCGGAGCAGACCTTTTCCGAAGAGGAAGAGCCGGAAGAGGAAGTTGTGGAAGCCCCCACTCCCCCGCCCCAGGCTACTGCGCAGTTTGTCCGCCCCGTGGCGGATGAGCCGCCCAAGCCTAAGATTTACACGCTCCAGTTTGAAGTCTCCGGCACACGGGAACAGCTCGTTGCTCTGAAAGACTTCTTCATCCGTAACGGAATTAAATACAGCAAGATATAAGGAGGATACCAATGAAAGCTGGATCTACCGCCACTCGTGGCACGAACACCAGACAGACCGCCGTGAAGCAGGCGCTTGCCCCTGTCGCCAAGGTGGAAGACAAGCCCATCAAGTTCAGCGTGGCTGGCAAGGATGTCGAACTGTCCATTGCACTCACGCAGGCGTACTTCTGCCCCCAGGCTTCGCCCGCCGAAGCGTATGTCTTTAACGCATGGTGCGCCCACAACGGACTCGACCCATGGCGTCGTGAAGCCTACCTCGTCAAGTACGGGAACAATCCGGCTCAGATGCTTACCGCCAAGGATGCGTTCACAAAGAGAGCCGAAGGCAACGCCCGGTATCAGGGCAGCAAGGCTGGCGTTGTGGTCATCAACCGCAACGGAGAACTGGAGAACCGGGTCGGAGAACTGGTGCTTGACGGTGAGGAGCTGGTCGGTGGCTGGGCTGATGTCTATGTAAAGGACTATGTGGCCCCCATCTCCGCCGTGGTCGGCTTCCGTGAGCGGTGTCAGTACAAAGATGGCAAACCGCAGGCTAAGTGGGCTACAAGCCCCGGCCTCATGATTCGGAAGTGCGCTCTGGTCGCCGCCCTCCGTGAAGCATTCCCCAACGATGTGGGTGGGATGTATGTCCCCGACGAGATGGGATATGCCGAGGACGAAACCGCATCCGCCTCCGTCCCCATTGATCCGAACGAGGTGCAGGACGTTGCCTACACCGACCTCTCTACCGGGGAAGTAATTGAGCCGGATGACGTGGCTGAGAGCTTCTTCGATCAGGAGGAGTAAGCCATGACTCCTATCGGAAAGAACGGTTCCTTCATCCTGTGGGGAACTGTCACCCGTGATGCCAAACTTCGCCAGACAAACTCCGGCAAGTCCGTCGCCAGCTTCGGCATGAAGTATGACCGCCACCACAACGAGGACGGTCAGAAGGTGAACGAGTACATGGAAGTCAGCATCTGGGACGATTCCGCAGTATATGTCGGCGATCCCGACATCGGAATTGCAAAGGGTGACTCCGTGCTTGTCTGCGGTCAGTTGCAGGAAGACACCTACCGCAAAGAGGGAGAAGACCCCAACATCAAGAAGTGGAAGATCACAGCAGATATCGTTCTGGACATGACTTCCATCTTCCAGGTGGCTCAGATGGTGGTTGACGGTGGCGGCGAGGTAGCGCAGGAAGCACCTACCACGGCCAAGCCGAAGTTCACCGAGGAGCAATCCAAGACTCCGTTTGAGGAAATGATGGATTCGGAAGAAGGAGAACTTCCGTTTTAATCCATGACCGAGGCTTTGGGGGTGCTGTCACCGACCCCACCCCCACCGACCTCTTACCTTGAAAATTTTATACCGAGGTCTTTTAGATGCCGAATAGAATCATTAAAGAGAGTGCATTTTTGAGCGACAAGATTGCGGAACTTTCCGACTTTGAATTTCGGCTTTGGGTCGGGTTAATTACCCAGGCGGACGATGTTGGCCGTGGCGATGCAAGACCTGCGATTATCAAAGGGCGTATCTTTGCGCTGAGAGACAGGACTACGCAGAAAGACATTGACGCTGCGCTCCGAACTTTGGCGGCTGTGGGCTGCGTTTCCCTCTACACGGTAGGCGGGAAGCCCTACTTCCAGTTCCCAAACTGGGCAAAGCATCAACGAGTCAGAGATGCAAAGTCAAAGTACCCAGGCATTGACGAAGCCGATGATATGGAATCAGACTCGCCGCAACTCGCCGCAACTCGCCGCGACTCGCCGCAAGAAGTTGCATACGCGCGCGCGGCTGCGAATCCAATCCAATCCAATCCTAATCCGAATCCAATAGATAGCACAGAGCCGCAAGCGCCGTCCGTGCTGACGCTGTTGCTGAATGATGGGTCTGAGTACGGTGTTACGCAAAAAGACATCAACGAGTGGCAGGACACATTCCCCAACGTGGATGTTCTTCAGCAGTTAAAGGCCATGAAGCTGTGGCTAAAAGACAATGCCAAAAGACGCAAGACCCGGAACGGAATCAGGCGATTCGTTACTAACTGGCTTGACCGGGAGCAGAACAGGGGCGGAACCCGGCAGCCCGTAGCGCAACAGACCACACAAGCCCCCGTCAGACCGCCTGACGCAAGCCTGAGAGAAAAAGCCCCGGACTTCTTCCCGGACTGGGCGGAGAACTGATATGACTGAGAACTTTGAAAACCATAATTCGTGGTCAATGGCAGAAGAGTCGGTAGCGGCGTGTATCCTATGCGCCCCTACCGAATCTCTCCCACTTGTACGGCAGATAGTGCAGGCGAGTGACTTTGCTACTGAGCCAGCGCAGAGCGTATTCCGCGCAGCTTGTATCCTTGCTGACGCCCGCGAGGATATAGATCCGATAACAATTCTCGACCGGGCGAAGAAAGACAGCCTTCCCTTGTCCGAGGATTGGATACGGGAAACGATGAAGTCCTACCTGACTACGGCAAATGTGGAATCCAACGCCAGAATTGTCCGCGAGTCTGCCATAACTCGCAAGGCAAAGGACATCGGGTGGGCGTTAGAGAACGATGAGCTGTCCCCCCAGGATGCCATTGAGCAGTTGCAGAATGCGCTGCAATCAAGACCAACCGTTTTATCAACGCCAGTCGAGGACGCCAATGAGTTCTACACCTATCTTGGCGAGGTAGCGTCGGGGACAGAGAGACCGTTTCTTTCAACGGGCTTCAACAACCTTGACGATGTACTTGGCGGCGGACTGGTAAAGGAAGGGCTTATCACGTTGGCTGGCCGTCCGGGTCAGGGGAAGACGGTGGTGGCGCTTGTCATCGCGGAGAATATCGCCGCAGCGGGTGGTCGTGTCCTGTACGAAAGCCTTGAGATGAGCAAGACTCAGTTATGGGCAAGGCGCGTGGCTCGGAACACAGGAATCAACTTTACATCGCTGATGGGCGGGACATTCGGCGCGGAAAACAGTTCCGTTTGGAATAGCATCATGAAAGCAACGAGCAACCTGTCACGGCGGGAACTGTATATCAACTCTTTGAATGCGAGGATGGATGACATCGAACGCCATGTGCGCCAGTCGGGGCAGCTTGACCTGATCGTGATTGACCATCTTGGTCTTATCATCCCAGACGGAAAGAGCGACAGTTTGTATCTGCCAACTACGCTTGCTTGCCACGCACTGAAGCGCCTGGCGAAGTCAACCGGGACGCCAATCCTTATGCTGTGCCAGCTAAACCGGGCGAATACGAACCGGGCTGATAAGAGAGGGACGCTTGCTGACCTGCGGAACTCTGGTGCGATTGAGGAAGACTCCGATGCAGTCGTATTCATCCACAGGGATGCCTACTATCTTCCGCCGGAACAACAGCCAAAGCCGTGGGAGCCGCAGACGATGGAACTGAACGTGGCGAAGAACCGACACGGAATGACCGGGGCTGTCTACATGGACTTTCTCGGAGCTACAGCAAGCATCAGACCGCAGAACAGCGGTATCGCAGGAAAGTTTGAGGACATCGACGAGGATGTTCCGTTTGAGAGGAGATAAAATGTCGGCACTTCATTTGTTTTGGATCATTCCAGCGAGTACGTCTCTGGGGATCATACTGGAAGCCCTTTTTTCCACATCCGCCAGAGAGAGCCGGAGAGAGGAAAAACATCATGAATGAGTGGATAGCGTTTTGGGGAACAATGATTGTTCTCGGAGCATTGATTTTTTGGAATGAATGGAGCAAAGACCATGAGTAAGATGACGCAGACCCAGAAAGTACGAGAGTACATTGAACAGCACGGCAGCATCGACGCATGGAGAGCCATGAACGAGCTTGGTATCATGCGGCTGGCTTCCCGCATCGCTGATCTGAAAGCTGAAGGAGTCCCCATTGCGAAAGAAATGAAAACCAAGCGCAGAGAGGACGGCTCTTTCGCCTGCTGGGCAGAGTACACGATCGCCTCATGAACTACAAGGACGTATCGGAAATGCCGGAGGGAATGCGGCGGTTGTATGAACAGCAAGTAGGAAAGAAACTCCGGGAAACAGAAGCTCAGAAGCGGCTTGCGGAATTAACGCAGGCCGCAGAGGGTAAACCGAAAAGCAAATATCACGCCAAGCCAACGGATAGGGTTCTGCCGGACGGGACGGTCATCAAGTTCGACTCCAAGAAGGAGGCGGCGTATTACGACCAGCTATGCGTCCACCGCCAGCTTGGTCTGGTCAAGGACATCCGGCTGCAAGTGCAGTTCCTCTTGAAGCCCGCATACACGGACGGACAGACGGGAGAACGGTTCCGGGCAATCAGCTATCTGGCGGACTTTACGTTTTACCGCCTTGAGGACAATGAGTGGAAATACCACATCGTTGATGTCAAGGGCAGAAAGACGAAAGACTATATGCTGAAGAGAAAAATCATGGCCGACCAAGGTCATTACATCGAAGAGGTTTAAGATTTAAGAAAGGAAGAAAAACCATGAAGAAGCACAAAGAGTTAGTCATCATGCTCACCGCATTTCTGGTTGGACAGTTGATTCAGATGCTGTTCATCGCCGTGGCAACCAATCTGTATGTGGCCTATCCCGTGCGGTGGTGCGTTTCCGCCGGGATGATTACCGCCCTGCTGGTGGTGGCTACCGTGGTCGTCACCGTGGGGGTAATCGGGACTGAAGGGGAACACACGGCAGAAGAGCCGAAGAAATCCACCTACGCAACGCCCCATATCCCGGACGAAGACGATAAAATTAGGGACTTGTTCAAAAGACCGCGACTGCCCTTGGAAACTGAGCCGGAGGATATTGATGAAATCGACAAAAACATTGCCAAAGAAGCCAGAAATTGACATGACGGAGAAGTGCTCCATGCATAGGATGGGGCTGTGTACCGTCGAAGAATGCGATAAGGACTGCGCTGAGAACTACAGCCTTGACGAGATCATAGCTGAGTCCAAAAGCTGGGGATAAAACACAACAAAATCGCAAAACGAGATGCGCCTGAGTAATCGGGCGCATTTTATTTTGTAAAAAAAGTACAATGTTCATTTACAAACGCAACAAAATGTGCTATAGGCAACTATGTATAGCAAAATATAGAGGCGACGAAAGGATAGCGAATGGAAGAGAACGCCAAAAACGCACGACATTGTTGGCATTGCAGACGAGAACTGACTGATAGGAACTCGTGGATGCCCACAGACGGCTTTGATCGTGGCGCTCCGACATTCTACTGCGTGGGTTGTCAGAACCAGTTCTACCTGACTCTGGCAAAAGTGGTTGGTTCCGATCTCGCCTATTTTTATTGCTGCGTCAAGTTCGACGTTCCGTATGTACCAAGGGCGCTGAAAGCTTCCTACAAGTACAAACGGGAATACGGCCCCTGGGGCGGATATATCACGGCGCTCCGTGCCGCCCACTGGCACACGAAGAAAGACCGCTGGGCTGGTTTCGCAGACGGCAACGTGGAGATTAAAAAAGCGTTCCGGGAGATGGCTGAACTTGGTGCTGAATCCCCGGAAGAACTGCTTGAGCGCCGTGAGCGTGACAAAGCCGAGAACAAAGAGTTCTGGGGGAAGTCATACGGCCCCGACAGCGAACCCTACACCGATGAGGACTACGCCGCACTGAACCGGGTCTACGATGCCATGACCGTGGGACGGAGCGGAATCAGCACCCAAAGCCAGATCGCCATTCAGGATATCGCCCGGTGGACGCTGGAGCGCGACAAGCTGATGGCGGCGAAAGAGTTCGATGATGCCCGTAAGGTGGACGCCATGATCGAGAAGCTAAAGGAGTCCGAACAGCTTCGGAAGAAAGACGAACTCCCGCAGGACAGAGCAAGACTCGACGATATCGTTAAGGCTTGCGAACGAGCTGGGCTGAACCTGATGGACTATGACGAGCTGTGCAGACAGCTTGCTACCTATATGTTCCACACACCGTATGGTTACACCCGCGACGCCGCCGACCAGATGCTCCTTTACATCCGAAACGCCACGGCGTTCAACGAGGGGGCTGCGGAAGTGGACAGACTCCCTAATGAGTTTGCCATCGTGGACACTCTCGGTGAGTTCGCGCAGGAAAAAGATGACCAGGAGAAGCAGACGTACAAGGAACTTGGGATTCAGCCGTTGCGCATGAAACCGGGGAAGTGATGACCGATGGCGCAATCAAGCTACAGATACACCAACGGGCATTACGTCAGAAAATCCGGGCGAGAGGGAGTTAACTACAACGAGTTTGCCACCGAATGCTGGGCGCTCCTCATAAGTTTCTTCCGTTGGTATCCCGATGTCATGGAGGATTTGCTTGAGGCGGATAACAAGGAGTTCTCCAATAGCATTGTAAACCGAGTGATGAAACGTGCGATGGCACGGTATCAGGAAACATTCACGACTGGATGCCGTGGCCTTGGAAAGACCACCGTGGTGGTTTCAGA